CTTCATCTGACGGTTGTAGTTCAGTTCGCGTAGGCGTTGATCTTCGGCTTCGCGTTCCGCTTCGGCTTTGTAATGGCCACGCAAACCGGCAGAGCCAGATTGGCCAAACGAGCCGCCGCCCATGTTGGCGATGATCTCACGATACCCTTTGCGGCCCGTGTCTTCGGCACGGCGGGCTTTGCGCTCTGCGATGTCCTCATTTGTTATACGTTGCAATTCAGCCGTCTGCTTTGCTACCCGCTCCCATGGCATCTCAGTAATGCCCTGCGCTTTAAGGTGTGCTGCGCGTTCAGCCGCCAATTCAGCCGGAGTTTTAGCCATATCAGGAGCTTCAAACGGCTTAGTACGTGCCGCCTCCATAGCTTTCCACTCAGGAGAGTTGGTCAGGAGGGACATAACGCCTTTGCTTGCGGCAGGGGCGCCTGCTCCACCGGCGCCAGCAGGTTTAGCCCCACCAGCAGGGGCAGCGGCGGGGGGACGTTGTGCGGCAACGGCCAGGGCTCCAGCGTCACGGGCAGCTTGCTCGCGGGCTGCAATGGCTTCGCCTTCTTCCTTAGTGAGTTTACGCACTGAAGATCGTTCTTTCGGTGCGTTGCGTTCTCTTTCCGCTTGCTCCAGGGCGCGGCGGTTTTCTACGTTGCCCAGCCCCAGCGCTTCGCGCAGCGTCATGTCGTCCCCCGTACGGGTGCTGGCACCGGCAATCGGTACCCCGGTTATGGGGTCATAGATGGTGTCATCTGCCGGGGGTACATCGCTTCGGTCTTTCCCGCTAAACGCAATGATCCCGCCGCCACAGAAGTCAAACATGCGGGGGTCCAGCTTGGCTTGCATCAGGCCGCCTTCGGCTGCGCTGACTGGTTCGGCTTGCATGGCAGCCTGCTCTTGGTTTGCGCTTTGTTGGGCAAGGGCTTGCATGATTCCTTCGACTTCCATGTCTTGCTGCTCATCAACAGTAGGCTGTTGTCCTTGAGCGGCGCCCTGCTGCATCGCCATGCGCTTTTGATCGTCAATACGGTCTTCCAGAATCGCCCCGGCTACCCAAGGAGAGATGGTGGGGAATGCCCCCTTCTTTGCCGCCTCTAGCGTTGGGATAGGAGCGTTCTGATATTTGGCAAGCTGCTCAATCAGGTTTTGCTTCATGGCTTGTCCTTAGGGCTTGTTGAATTTGCTTAGCAACTCAGCAATCGTATTGCCAGATTGCAGCCACTCAGTAATTGGGTTCGTATTTTGTGTGTTGACTTGCGTTGCCACTGGCATGCCGCTAAACAGCCCTTGCTTGATTTGGGCCATCTTGAGATCCCAGTCTCGCGCTTCTTCAAACTGTTTACGATCAGCAGCAATGCCTTCGGCCTCAATGTCACGTTGGGCTTTGCCCGCCTCTTGCAGTTCGTTGAGGCTCTTGAGCCCAAAGTCCGACCCGTACTGCCGCGAGGCTTCTGAGGCTTTATCGGCCTCCATCTGACGCCCTTGCTCAGTATTAAACTGCTGCATGGCTTTGTCGAATGCAGTGGCATAGCCTTGACCCACAGTCTTGTTCTGTTCAGCCAACAAATTACGAGCCGCTTCGCTTTCCATAATGGCTTGACGGCCCCCGCCAAAGCCACCAGCTTGGGTTAGCTTGGCCATACTAGGTTGCAGGTTAATCTGCGACTGACGGCGCATCTCAGCCAGCTGAGGATCAAGGGCGGCGCTTAAGTACGGGTTCATGTACTTGTTAGCCGCTGCCGTATCAAACGTGCCAGTCGTGAACTTGGTGGGGTCGTAGCCTGTGCTGGCTAGAGTGCTGGTTCCCGCAAAGTATTGGTTCTGCAGGTCAGAAGGACCAGCAGTCAAGGTTCCTGTATAGGCTTGATACGGCTTGTTTGCCGCTGCAATACCTTGCCCAATGTTGGTGGTAATAGCATCCCCTGCCCACTCAGACAGGTTTCCGGCAGTGGACGTGCCCGTTGCGGGGCCGCCCGTGACAAAGCGCTGGATCCCATCCGTAATACCGCCTTCGCTGTAGCCCACCGAGCCGCCAGGCATGTATTTGTCAGGGTTGATCTGCCGCCCTTGCTTTTTAGTGCCGGTACGGGCAATGCGGATCTTGTCCATCATCTGGTACAACTTCTTAGCACCAGCGTCGCTGTTGCCATTACCCAGGTGTGATACTACGTCAGCAGGCACAACGAATTCTCCATGGCTAAGTTTGGCGGGTTGCCGGTCGTCAATAGAGGTATTGATTCTGTCGGCCATGCCGTCAGTTTCTCCGCGCAGGTAGCGGCCACGAGCCGCCATGATGCCGCCTTGGGCGGCTTGTACCGTGTCCGGTTGTGTCTGCAACGAAGCCAATTTTTGTTCAGGAGTCATAATAGTCTCCATTGGAGCAGCGGCTGCAGCTGCGGGTGTTTCTTTTTTAGCCCAAGGCATAGCCAAGGCAGGGGTTGCGGCGCCCACACCCCATTTATTTACTGGGGCAGCTGCCGGGGTGTAGTTGGCTAGGATGCCTTGCGCTTGTTGGTTCGCTGCGGCCTGCGCAGCAGCTACATCGCCCCCTGCGGGCACGTATTGAGTGGGCGTGAAGTATGTAAGCCCAGCACCGCCAGCACGGCGGTTGGGGTCGTTGTATTTAACAGGAGCATTGACTGCCGTGTACTGTTTAACGGTGCCTTTATAGCCCGGCGTCTCAGGCTTTGTCAGGCCAGTAGCCTTGGCCAGCAGGCCGCCAACTAAACCGATTTTGTCCCAGTCGTAGGTTGTTTTGCCGTCAACGGTTTTCTTAAAATAGTTTGCAATCTTTGAAACAATGCCAGGGTCAGCTTTGTAGGCGGCGCCTGAAATAATTTCGTTGATGCGCGCGGTGGTCTCAGGCGGAGCGTCCTTCATCGTCGTCGGGTCGATTCCGATCGATTTATAGAAATCGTCCTGCGCTTGCGCTTCGGTTTGGCCCAGGTCGCCACCTTCTAGATTAGGAGGTAATTCACCCAAGTCACCGCCTTCTAGGTTTATAGCCCCCGTATCGTCAGCTGAATTCCCGGTATCGAAACCGTCGTCATACCAATTACCCAGTTCGTCTTGCTGTAGAGCCATAGTTACCTCTTTTCATTCAATAAGGCAAGGAGGTCGTCTATGGACCCGCCTGCCGCCATTGTAGGCTGCCTTGACGATTTTCGATAGTCCGTCCGCAACGGGTCGCTAATCAAAGTTTCAACGTCTTCCATATCAATCTCTGCAACGCCAGGTTGCGTTGGTGCCGCCTGTTGTCCACCCATCAGGGCTAGAAGCGACAATAGGTCTATCCCAGAAGTCCCAGTTTGGGCTGCCGATGCTGTTGGCGGCTTGGGGATTGAAGGAGTTGTTGGTGTTCCAGGTGTCCCCGTTCCAGGTGTCCCCGTTCCAGGTGTCCCCGTTCCAGGTGTCCCCGTTCCAGGTGTCCCCGTTCCAGGTGTCCCCGTTCCAGGAAGATCACTTTCATCCCCGAGACTCCCGCCTTCGTATGGAGGTAAATCGCTCTCATCCCCAAGACTCCCGCCTTCGTACGGAGGCAGATCACTTTCATCCCCGAGACTCCCGCCTTCGTATGGAGGTAAATCGCTTTCACTACCAAGGCTCCCGCTGTCAGGAGGCGGAAGATTTGGTACTACGTTATCAACAGGAATGGGCAACGTGTCAATAATGTCCTGAATACCGGCAGTTGTCCCATCGTCTTGGGGCGCAGACTGAATTTGGTCAATAATGTCCTGAATACCGGCAGTTGTCCCATCGTCTTGGGGCGCAGACTGAATTTGGTCTATAAGGGCTTGAACATCAGAAGCCGTTCCGTCATCCCTTGGCCCCGACTGCGTTTGATCAACAATTTCTTTTATACCGGCGGTGGTTCCATCATCTCTTGGGCCTTGTTGATAAGCCAGATAATCATCCTTTGTGGCAATCCCAAGACCTGCGGCGTCCTGTAGCTGAGAATAACTGTCCCATCCAGCGGTAATTGCTTTGAATTCATTGTTATATGCGTCTTTACCGGCACGCAAGGCTTCTGCAATTACTGCGTTGGTTGGGTCTCTGCCCGTCATTTCGCTGGCGACAACGGTATTAATCGCGTTTTGCGCACGGACGGGCAAATCTGAAAAGCCTTCAATTTGATTGGTTACAAACGGCGTAGCCGCAGAAACGCCACTGCTTAAAAGCACATCTAACGGATTGGTATCTCTGCCTGTTATTGTTGGAGAAACAATGCTTGTTCCTACTTGGCCGATAACATTCCCAGCAATGTCTGCAAGCGAACCCATACCAGCTTCTTGAGCCGCCAACATAGCAGTTTGAGTAGAACCCAAATCTGTACCATATTGAGCCGCCGCACTTGCTTGATCGCCGTAAATTCCTGCCTGTTGACCTATTTGACCAAGCACATACGACTTGCCTGCCGATTCAAGAATATCTTCAAGGTCTCCGCCTTGAATAGCTGTCTGAGCGCCTGTTACTAAAGGCAAATAAGCAGGGGCAAATATGGCGGTGGCAACGGTAGCCAATGGCCCAAGATCTGCGGCAAATTCCTGAAAGGCGCTCTTTTTGGGTGGTGTGTATGTTTTTACCGTGCCGTCCCCAGCCGCATTCCATACAACTGTATCGTCACCTCTTTTATAAACATAATTTCCATCTTTTGTGTAACCAAGAAAAGTTCCGTAGTTATCAGGTCTGGTTGAATTTATGTTTTTGTTGATGTAAGTGCTATAAGAACCATCATCGTAACTCTTGGTGTAGTCTGGGTTTTGCGCCTTAATATAATCATTTGCAGCCCAAACATATCCGTCATACGGATTTTTTAAACTACCAAAGAAATCATCGTTGTCAACCAGCTTCATACTGGAGTCTAATTTTGTAGCTTTACCAGCCGCCAAAATATCTTTATCTTGGAGATTGCGGTTTACAACAAGGGTGCGCCCCAACTCAGGGTCTTGTGTTTGACCCATTACCCCATAAGTACCAAATTCTTTTGGTGCGTAATAATATTCCTTCCCGTCCTTCATAAACCCATAAAGGCCGTCCACTTTCTTGTACAACTCTCCTTCGGCATGGGGAAGGCCAAAAATTGTATAGGTGGCATAAGGATCCGGTTCCCCACGTTCAGCCGCCGCTGCCCTGGCGTAAGCCTCGGTCAAAGTCCTTGCAGGGCGCGTACGGGCCAAAACAGTCGCGCCCTCGGGCACGTCTTTTCTGTCGCTATAAGAAACAGGAATTTCTTTCCCTGTAGCGGGGTTAATAACAGTAGCGCCTTCAGGCGCATTTACCAAAGACGATGGACTTGTGTCTTTGAGAAGCGTACTGGGTACATACGGAATTGTTCCTTCAGGAGCTGCTGTATCATCTTCTGCGCCGATACTCATTTTGGCTCTCCAATCATCTTCTGATACAGAACGTCCTGCAATATATAACCATTTGAAGTTACAACATTTCTCCATCCAGGACGACCAATAAATTCAATGCCAATACAACCAAGTTGTTTTGCAATGGCCTCTGTAGTACGCACCATATCATCCTGCACTTTTTCCAGTGTTCCTGTTTCCATGGCGCAATATTGAATGACTAACATTTTGCATTGGGGGTACTGTTTTACTTCAAGTCCAAAATACCCAAGGACATCATCGTTGTCTTTAATAATACACAGATGCAAACGCTCCGTTAAAACCAAACGAAGGATGTCGTCAGCATTAGCCCGACCATGACTCCACTTTTCGGATTTCTCCAAAAATGGTAGCAACGCCTTTATGTGGCTTGTTACCTTTCCGTATGGGACGTGTACTATTTCCACAATATTCCTTACTGCGTCAGGTCGTAGAAGGAAATGGAGCCAACCCCATCCCCTGTCGTTGCGCCAGACACTGTTCGCACAGCAAGCGTGTAGACGTCACTGACCCCGGCAATGGATGCCCCCAGCTGCAAGTCCCAGTTGTAGTCCGTCGTGGAGCTAGTCTGGCTAACGCCCGCACTGCCCGTAGCTGTTACATAGTCTGTTTGCACGATTGTCCCAACGTTGCTGATAGCCGTGGCCCCAACATCGTACTCCACATTGCTATCTGAGGGCACTGTAGCTCCCCAGGTTGCTCCCGTCAAAGTCGGGTTTTTCAGTAACGCCACTTCATAGTTTTGGCTGGTTGTAGGAAGAAACTGAACCCTGTTAGGCAGAACCACAGCGCCCGTACGGCCAGAAGCCAGCCGGATGGAGACGATAGGATAGAACGTAGCTACCGTATCAATCGTGTTAAAGATTGTGGTGCGACGCGCCACATGGTCAATTGAGGTTTGTTCAAACCCGCCCTCAGATACAACGGAACAACAGATCTGTACCAGCGAAGCTGCCACAGCTGAAGACGAAACAATTTCATACCGCACTGGCAAGATGGCCGTGGTCATGTAGACCGTGGTCCCGTAGGTATTGGCGGTGTTGAATGTGTGGCAAACAATGTACTGGCCGTCGATGATAAACCCACAGCGAACCGAACCTACGCCCAACCACTCAAAGTCCATCCACAGAATCTGCGGGTGAGTTAAATCCAAGGTATAGCCAGACGCGCCCGTACCATCCAGTTTGTCGCCGTTCCAGCTAGATTGCGCCACTGTCCGGGAGTCATCTACAGAACCACCGGTATAGGACCGCAGAGTAAACGCATTGGTACCATCAGTCTTAGAAAAGAACACACCGTTCTGGGAGTTGAAGTAACCAACTTTTTGGCTGAGGTTGGCGCTACTGCTGGCGTCCATCTGGAACGTGGCAAGTACTAATAACCCCTTACCAGGCTGATATGGGAAACTGCGATAGGTTTGACGAACCACAGAACCCACACCTCCAGCAGTCACGCTCATGCTGACACTGGCTTGGTTTGTATTGAACGTGGCTGATCCTGTTCCGGTCGTAGCAGTGTCAAACTGATTGTCCGCAGCGTACCGGTTCTGGCTGTCAAACAGGGTATATGGCTGGCTTACCCGCTGACGACCAAACGCATCCAGGGCTGTAGGCGGGAACGAAATCGGTACTTCAGTATTGGACGCCACAAGCTGCCCCACAATCTTATTTAGCTGGTTAAAGTACAGGCGCAG